ATACATTACTTATCTTTGTTGTTGATTTTTGTGAATACTCAGTCATAACTTTGTCTAAGCATCCATCTGTATTTGCTTCCCATGCTTTGCGAAACTTCTTAATGATTTCACCATCAAGTGTTGTATAAACTAAACTGTTACCTTCTTTCTTAACAAGTTCAGCCTTCTCAATCATATCTAATAGACCTGAGTAAGGGCTCATACCTGTTTCATAAGGAATCTTAACTTGTACTGATTCAAATGGTTTCGCATAGCGAGTTTTCATAATCTTACATGCCGCACGAATACCTCGCACATCACTAATCTTATTACCATCTTCATCTTCTTTAAGTTTCAGTTTCTTCATAGCAACAACAATACTTGATGCGTAAACGAAACCTTGACCGCCTGAGATTTTATCATCTGGATCAAACATATCTTGACTAGCATATGTATGATTAGTAGCGACTAAGCCAATACCCAATGAACCAAACATATTAACACAGTTACGAACAAGTGCGGTTAGTGCTTTGGGCTTACGACCCATGTCACCTTTCATATCACCTGCTTCAAACTGATTAACGTCAGTTGGTGTCAACAACATACCTAATGAGTCAACCACGAACAATACCTTAGGACGTTCTGCCTCCGGTAGTGCTTTGTAATCTTTAACGAACATAGAAATAGTTTTTCCTACCTCGTCAATCATTGCCATGTTTAGTTTTAATAGTTTATTATCAGCAGTATCTACACCAAGTGCGTGTAGCCATGCTTCGTCAAGGGCATTTTCGGAGTCAACTAAGACTACAAAGATTCCTTGTTCTTGTGCGTGTCTGACGAGGTTTCCTGAGCAGATGAACGATTTTCCTGCGCCTGACTCTCCGGCAAAGACAGTAACTTTACCAAGAGGAACGCCTTTATTAAAATCACCGCTAATGAGATAGTTGAGAGCATAATTTCCTGTCGAGATCCAATCAGTAGGATCGTTAAATCCTATTGATAGACCTTCAATACTTTTTGTAATGTCCTTGCGGAACTTACTAATGTCAAAAGGTTTTGCCATTTAACTATCCACTTCCATTGATAGTGCTTCTTTGATTACTTCAAGGAGTTCTGCTTCTGTACTGCACATAACCTTACAGTTTTTCCAATCGTTCTCTTTGTCTCTTCCACCCACTTCAATCATAAAGCCGTTGTCATAACGATTGATAGTAAATGATTCATTTACTTTTGCTAGTTTGTTTAATTTCTTAGCCATATTATTCCTTATTGTTTGTGTATGCCGTTAGTATATACGCTAAACGGTTGTTTGTCAAGCATATCTGGACATTTATCTGTCATCATATCGATATCCCAATCAGTGGGGAAGTGTCGTAATGCGGTCCTTGCTTTATCTCTTATAAGACTAGGCACTCTAGGTGTCTTGCCAGGATCGCACAACTCTTCCAACAACTTCTTGCCCTGCTTTAGGGCACGGTATCGTTCGTCTGGTAGTGTCATGGAGTTCTCCTTAGGAAGGGGCAGAAGCCCCATCACCTATTAAGACTTTGTTTGTCTAGCACGAATCATTGCTAGAATGTCTTGTGCTTTGTCACTTGATGTACCAGCTGCCGGTACACTAACAGGTGCAGTTGTTGCTACAGGTTCATCTTCCCATGGAGCTGAAGTTTCTGCTACGGGTGCAGTTGCGGGTGCTCTAGTTTCAGTAGTAGCTGTTGTTTGTGCCGCGGTCGCTCCTGCAGGTGCTTCTAATCCATATGGACGATAGTAACTACCCCAACGCTCATTATCAAAAGGTTGACCATCAACTGATGCCTCAAACATTTCTTTGATAACTCGCAACTCTGCGTCAGTTGGCTTCTTAGGCAAGAAGTCAGCTAAGTTAAACAAACCATGTGCTTCAATAGCGGCTTGTTCTGCTTCTGTCAACGGTGATTCTTTACGTGCCCAGTTACTTGTAGAATAATCTGCGTAACCACCTTTACTTGTTTTCTTAACGTTGAAGTCAAGACCACGCATAAGGTCTGTTGGCAATTCTTCCATTTCAGGATCCATCAAACTAGATTTGATGATTGTGAAAATCTGTGGACTGATAACAAATCTACGAATAGGATTCGCAGGTGTCTTGTCATCACCTAGTGGGTTTTGACGAACAAAACCTTGGAATAGATAACTGCGTTTCTTCCAATACTTGTTTGCCATTTCTTTCAATGTTTCATCTTTATACCAAGGACGAACTTCTGCTAGTACAGGGCAAGCATCGCCATACATTTCCATACACGGAACTTGTACAACTGTTTGCTTAATGTTAGAATCACCCTTTACTCCATTGAATGGGAGTTTGATAATCTGACGTTCAACCCAGAAGAACGTGTTAGAACTATTCGCATCTGGTAAGAAACGAATAGCGGCAGTTGTGCCTTCGTCCATGTTCCAATGTGGATAGATTGAGTTATCAGATTGAGTTCCAGAACCCTTGTTGTTTGATTTGTTGTCTTGTGCCGCGATACGGGCACGAATGTCTGCTAATGATGCCATGATAATATTTCCTTATAAAATTGAGATGGTCTCGTTTTTTAATATTCGCTACTTCCCTATGAAGTAACTAACATTAGAGATAGTATAGCAAAACTATCTCTCAATGTCAATAGTATTTATCCCTTATGTGGGTAAACACATTTTTTTCTACGGTTTTTTTACCCTTTTATATAAGGTAGTCCGATTAGGTTATCCAACATACGTGAATAAGTTTTGTCTAGGCTTTCACTAAACAAGTTGTCTTGGGCCTTTTGTTTCATATGCACTGTTGATGTTTCCGGTGGTTGCTGGAATAAATCATCTTTTACCCAACTGAAAAAGTTATTCAATGTTCTACGTGTTATAGGGTTTTCTTTTTGAGCAAACAAATCAGTAATATGATTTTCAATCGCATATGCAATTTGATGGTCGTTGTATGTTGGATGTTTGTTGCCTAAGGCCACATTATATTTTTTCTTAAAGTCTTTTACAAATATAGGGAGATATTGTTTCAACCATTCTTCAGTTTTTTGATCCCATTCTAGTACTGGTCCAATAGGTCTATTTTCTAATTCAAATATTTTACTTTCGTTTTTATTAGTAGTTGTGTTATCTCCATCTACATCACTGTCTAAAGATAAATCCATTTGATTTTCAACTTCTTCTGGCTCGATATCAGGTAATTCATATCCGGTATTGTTCTGTGATGCTGACTGGGAAGATGATTGTGCATTACCAATGGCATTTTGTGCGGCAATGGCTGAACTTTGTCTAATCAACGGTTTGGCAAATCTGATAGTAGAGGATAACTCATTAGACATATCTTCAATCTCTTTGGCTTTAGTATTCATAAAGTTATCAAAGCCATCTATTTTAGTTTTATACCCGTCTACTATATCAGCATACTTTTGAATTTCTTCGGCAGATGTTCTAGCCAAATCTTGAATTTCTTTACTTGAAGTTTTTTTGTATGTGTTAGTATCATCAACATAATTTGCAAATCTTTCTTCTTTACTATCCAAATCTTGTTTTGTTTTTTCAAGCTGTGCGGCTACCGTATCATAGTTAACATTTGCTTTATTTTGAATGTTGTTTACTAAGTTTTGTAGTTTCTTAACGTCAGCATCTTCTGCACCGGAACTATTAGCTAAGGCAGAAATTTGTTGTTCAATTTCTTTATATTTTTCTGGATCCATACCAGGCTTAGATTTTAAATCTTGTAAATCTTTTTGTAGCTTCTCCAACTCATCAGCACTTACTTTAGCCTTCTGTTGTCTATCAGCACTACCAGTAGTTAATGTACCGCTTAGTTGTTTTAATCTTTCAACTTCACGGTCAGTTTCTTGTGCTTGTGCTTCATAATCTTGTAACTCTTGCCCAATAGACTTAATAGCATTCTGTTGAGTATTGATTAAGTTATTTTGTGCCGCATCCGTTTTTTGTTGTTGTGTAGCCTTATCAGCTATGTATAAAGATAGTGCTTGCTGGCTATCATAGCCAGGAAACCTCAGCATGGCTCTCTGCATTAAATCGTTATCTAACGATAATGCAGGACCTTTTGGTGCTTCTCTTAACAATGACGATATTTTCATATTACTTTTTTAACAAACGTCTAATAGTATCTAGGTCGTCTTGACCTTCAAATGTTTTCTTAAATCCTTGTGCAAAGTCACTAGGATTTGGTGTAACTGAGCCGACCATTTTACCAAGCGCACCCATCTCACTGTCGTCAGCACCTTCACTCATTACTTGGTCAATAAGTTTTTTACCACCGTATAACACAGCCAATATTATACCAATTGGAATTGAATACTTAACTGCGGCACTTGCTAGTTCGGCAATTGTTTTTCCATCGATTGCATCACCGACTGATTGTGCTATTGCGCCGGCAGCTTTACCAACGTCACGGTATACTTCACCTACACCACCAACCATCTTATCTGCTACATCAGTAATAGCTTGATATGCTCCTACGCCAACACCAATTTGACCCGCATTTTGTGCGGCCGAACCTGCGGCTGATTTAGCAACATCTACTGTGCCACGTCCTATACCTGTGGCTGTTTTTCCAGCAACTTCAGCTCCGGCTTTGCCCGCGCCTGATGCCATCTGACCCAGTTTAGGACCAACTTTAGCTAATAAAGGCATAATAGCACGTGCACCTGCGGCTAACAATGGTGCAACTTCATTTAGTTGTTCTTCTTTTGTTAACTCTCTACCTGCCATTTGACCAGCAGTTCCACCGGCTGCGCCACCTACAACCCCTCCGATCGCCGCTCCAACTGGGCCACCTGCTAGTGCTCCTAATGCAGATCCTGCACCTGTTCCACTAACACCGCCTAAAGTGCCGCCGGCAAGTTCACCCTTCCAGCCTTCACCTAACAATCTCATCATAGCATCAAGTTCTTCTTGACCTTCACCAACTAGATCACCAATCGTTGCTGGCTTATTAGCTTTAGGACCTTTATTGCGCCATTGTCCTGCTTCACCTGTAGCATAGTTACCTGCAAACTCACCATCTTCTGTTACAGGTTTTTCTTTATCACTGTATTCAGCACGAATGTTTTGCATTGTTTTCTCACTGGCATGTTTTTGTCCAGCGGCACGTAGTTTATCCATACCTTTTTTACCATACTTCTTAATACCAAAAGATGCTTGCAGTGCGCTTTCTTCAACATCATCTTCTTTGAATATACCTAAATCTTTGCCGCCCTTGGCAAAATCACCAACCGGATCACCTGAGTTAGTTCTTGCTAATTGTTTTGCTTTGGCATCAAATTCAGGCTTCTTACCAGTTTGCGGTACACCGGCTTTCTTTTGTAAATCTTTTAATAAATCTTCTTCACTTCCGCCACCCAATTTATCAAATACTTTGCTACCAGCTTTTTTAATTGTATCCATCATACCTTCATCAACACCATTTAGTTGGCGTGCTACTTGTTTCACCCAACCACTAACATCACTTGAACCAATTTCTTCAACATCACCTACAAAATCCGCAACGTCGGCAATAGCAGCCAGTACTTTATCAGGACCGTGCTTTAATAATTCAGGATGTTGACGTATGATGCGGCGAGTTATTGAACTTACTACTGGGTCATCAATATCATCAAAACCTTCATCTATCTCTTT